GTCCCTTGTGGGTTATATTGTGCAGTAGAATAATTATTTGGTTGAAAAACTATTGTTCCCCAATTTTTAGCAGCGTTGCTACTTATACTGCCAAGAAGTGGAGTTGGAGTTAAACTATTTAATGCTACATATTTTGGATAATCTGCCGAACTAAGAGAAACGGTCGAAGTTGATGGCAAATATTGCGCTCCGTCTGCCTCTACAATAATGCCGTTGCCTGCACTATTGCGATAAATTGAGCCATTGATTGGAACTTTGACTTCTTTGGATGTGCGCCCCATAACTTACTCCTCATACCCGTAAACAGAAATAGATAAATTTGCGCTATCTGTATAGATAACTGTATTTTTTGTAGCTTGAGCTACAATGCCCGTTCTCTCAAAAACACTATAAGCAGGGACTTCAGTATCGTATTCAATGTATTCTGAGTTAGAAGGAGTTCCAGTAGCTGCTATCGCCAATCGAATATTTGCTAGGGTACTGCCTCTGTTGCATACGCTTATGTTAAACGTAGCCGTCTTAGACGCAGGGACGGTATAAACCGTTGTGTTGGTTGTAGCACTTGGTGCTGACTGACCTAATATTCCAGAAGCCATAATCTAATCCTCAAAATCCTGCGAAAAAGTAAGCTTTGTTATTGCTAAAGCTGGGTGCAACTGCACTCGACACCCATGCAGACCCAGTTGATGTTAGTACATTGCCAACTGTTCCAGGTGACGTCAAACCTGTACCGCCATTGACCGCCGTCACCAACTGAGCGGCTGCAAAAGTAATTGCTCCGGTCATCGTGCCACCGGTCAAAGACAGTTTGCCGGCTAACAACGCGTCTGCTTGAGCCTGGGTATACGTGTTGGCCACGTTGAACGCGCCGTACGCAACAATGTCGACGATGTCACCGGCGACCAAGCCAGCGGTGAAGACCACGTTGGTGCCGCTGGTGGCTGTGAAATCAACGCCAACAACCTGCTTCACACCGTTCAAGTAAACGTCCACATAACCGACGTCGTACACAATGGCGAAGGTTGTCTGGCCACCGGTAGCCGTGTAAACCTGCCTGGACGATGTGCCATTCACAGCAGATCCGGCCGCTACCCAGGAAGATCCATTCCACACCCGCATCTCGTTGGCGGTCGTGTCAAAGTACAGAGCACCGGTGACCAGGGCGTTGCCGTCGTTATCCACGCTGGGCGGAGAACTTTTCGCGCCCAGGTACCTGTCGTCAAACTGGTCCCACGAAGCCGCTGCGCTGGTGGCCGAGGCCGCGGCAGAGGTGGCGCTTGAAGCCGCGTTAGTGGCACTTGTAGCCGCTGCCCCTTGACTAGCTAGGGCGGCGGTTGCGGAGGTCGCAGCGGCCGCAGCAGATGCCGCAGCAGATGTCGTGCTACCAAACAGCGTGTCAATCTGCGTGATCGTGTAGGCGTCAGTAATGCCAAACCCGGCCAGGGTGGTAGGGTTAGTACCCGCAGTGGCGCGGCCGTACGCATCGATCGTCAAAGACTTATACGTGCCTGGCGTAATTGCCGTTGCCGCTAAATCGATGTCGTCGGCGTTTACTACAATCCTGGACGCTGAGGCGGTGTTCACGTTCAGCGTGTTGCCGCTCTTCGACATACCCGTGCCGGCGGTAATCTGCCCGGCGCCGCTGAATTGAACCCACGTCACCGCCGTGCTGCCCAGCGTGCCACCTGGGGCAACGGTACACACAAAACCGTTGTTGCCGTTGGCCGTGCCGCCCTCGATAAAGGTGAACGCATGGACCAGCTCGTCCCACGTGTTCGCATCGGGCGCGCGAGTCCAAGACCCTGCGGCCACGACGTAGATGCCGTTCTCAGATGCAGTGCCCTGGTCTTTAACCAGCACTCTCTGGCCAACAGTCACCGCCACGCCATCGATTGTCTGGGTGCTGCTCAGCGTAATGTTTGCTGTCGTTGCAGCCCGGCACGATGCTTTGGCATCTAGGCCCTGGACTGAGTTATCAACGTAAAGCTTGTTGGCCGCGTCGGTGTCGTTGGTCGGTGTAGCAAGGCCTGTTATGGTGCCCGCCGTACCGCTGTCCATGTCCAGCGTACCGTTGATCGTCACGTTGCTAAAAGTCGACGTGCCGCTTGCGGCCGTGACGTTACCCGTAAGGTTGCCCGTGACGTTACCCGTGACGTTACCCAACAGATCGCCTGTGACGTTGCCTGTGACGTTGCCTGTGACGTTGCCGGTCAAAGGCCCACTAAAGCCTACTGTCGCGGTGACCGTCGTGCCACGGAGCGTTTGCGCCGTCGTAGCGCCAATGGGCACGTTGTTAATCGTACCGCCCGTAATCGTCGCGGAGGAAAACGAGGACGCTCCAGTCGATGTCACGTTGCCCGTGACGTTGCCTGTGTAGCCCAGTGTGGAGGACAGCGAGGTGAACGCCCCTGTGCTTGGCGTTGTTGCGCCAATTGCCGTCGCGTTAATCAGCACGCCGCTGATGTTGACCGTTGTCAACACCGCTGCGGTGGTGATGCCATCTCCTGCCGAATTGACAATTAAGATGTCGCCAGCCATCCCCACGCCGGACAAAGTCGGCAACTTGTCAAAAGCCTGTGTGACGAGCGTAAACTCATTACGGATGGCGACTGATGCCCCTGGCGCGTTTGGAGCCGGTACGGTGCCTCCGTTGTAGTAGCTGTTTGTCATCTCAGTCCTCGGCGGAAAGTGTAATGCACGATGATGCTGTTGACCGTAAAAGGTTCAAGAAGGTCCGATACGGCTGAAACTCGAATCGCCATATTCTCGGCGGTGCCTCTGACTTCAACTTCAGACGGCGAAATGTCGGAGCCGTCCCACACAAACTCGTCCCAGGTCCAGTCGTCCCAGTAGCTGGCGCGCAAATCGTTTGTGTTAGAAGAGTCGCTGTCTTGCGTAAAATACGTGCTTCGGTATCCCAAATCATACCCGAATTGGAACTCCGCGTAAGCGTTCCCGGTGACTTCGACACTGGCTTTTCTGTATCTTTTCAACAGTCTGGGGGAGTTGGTGCTGTTGAACGGCAGACCAAGCGACGCAGGTATCGACTCCCCGTCAAAACTGGTGCCACGGTCAAGTTCGTAAACGTAACCGTTTGTGCTACCCAAGAACATTCTTGCCGTCCCTGACGCGTCTTCTCCTTCGAAGGCGCAATTGATCACATGCGAAAACTGCATTGGCATGGCGCCAAGTAGAGAACCGTTCAAAATTGTCAGGTACACCCCGTAGCCGTCGCTGAAGAAGACTCGGTATTGCCCTTTCTCGCGATTCACTGTGCTGGCCGTGGCAAGATTTATGCGCGGCTGCATGAACGGCCGGATGTTCATCGTCAGCGACGCCGGCAAGAAGTTACCGAAGTTCAAGCTCGTGCCCAGGCTGATCACGCCTCGGTCGTCTAGGACGTACGCCTGGTCCATCGTCTGCGCCGTATAAGCCACCGCGCCTGTGCCCGTGTTGAACGTAGCCAGGGAGAAGTTTGCAGAGCTGGTGCCGTAAAGCACCGAGGTGTCTCGCCGGGTGTACACCGCCAGTGCGCCGCTAGATTGATCACCTGGCAAGGGTAGCAGGTTGGTAATCGTCGCGTTCATTGCGATTTCACCGGCACCGAGAATGGGCGCCCATTGAAACGGCAGTCCCAAGCCAGAGAACTGCAAAGACGCGCCGAACGACAGGAACAGGTGCTGGCGATGCACAACGATGTGCTCAGGCTTGTCGTTAGCCATGCCAGTGCTAATCGGAACCAGGGTCGTGCCGTCGAACTCCCAGGCGCGATTCTTGCCATCGCAACTGTACGCCCTGTAGTTAGACACCCCTCCGCCAATATTGCCGATCACGGTCTCCACACGGCCGTCTGGGGCCAGCGTGATGGCGGTCGCCGCTCCGACAGCAACCGCTTTGGTAACGGCGCTAACTTGCAAGTTCTCAGCCGCCTGGAATGTCCCGGTTGTAGAACTAAGAATCAGCCTGCCCACAGCGTTGCTGGTGGCAAAGCTTCCGGACGTTATAACGACCCTGGCCACTACTCCGGTAGCGCCACTGGTCTGCCCTGTAACCGTGTTGCCGACAAAGATCTCCGCCGTGCCGGTGTTGAACCCCAGCTCAGATCCAAGGGGTACAACGGTCCATCCGCTACCGCTGGAGGCGTACATCGCCAGGGCTGTGCCGCCGGCGTTGTTGCGGAACGCATACACGACACCGTTGTACAGGAAGACCCCGCGCACCGGGCCGGAGCCCGGCACAAGGGTGATGTTGCTTCGGTATGAATCCGCTGCCAGGTTGCGGTACGTCGCGTCAGTGAGCCCGTCTGCGACTACGCCGATCTGGCTGGTTAGCGTGCCGATTGTCACCGCCGATACTTGAAGAGTTTCGCCGTCAGTAAAATCGCTGCTTTCTTTTGTGACGATAAGATTTTGCCCGTCAATGGCAATGACCACTGCAGTCTGCCCAGAGGTCAGCCCTGTGATCGTGTTGCCTACCGCTACCGTCCCTGAGATCACGCACGCAAAAACGTCGTAGACCGCGTCAGACGGCCTGGGGCGGCCATCAAAGCGTTCGTACCCGGCAATGCGAGTGTAGCCCCCTGTGATGGAGGCTTCGAAGTTGGTGGATCGGCGCACAAACCCTGGTGGCAGAGACAGAGTAGGCGTAACTTGGTCCAGCCCACCGCGCAAGCGGATCAGGTCATACTGGACTCGTGGCATTGCCGGCAGGGTGGACATTGGCACCTCAAGCCAGCGGGGGGCCGCTGATCAAATCTGGAAGTTGATCGATCTCAAGGCGATTCATCAGCCTCTTGAACTCCATCTCGCCACGCTGATAAACCTCGGTGGCGGCTTCGTAGCCGGCGTAGAACATCATCGCCCGGTACACGATCATCGGGTGGAAACGATCCGGTAGATCCGGCTCTTGCGTGGTGGTGGTGAATTCCGTGGGCTTCCGGTAATACTCTCCGACGATCACGTACGACTGGTTCGGGATCGCGCCCAGTCCGAGGTTCTTGCTCGGCGGAACAATGGTCACCACGACCGGGCGGGTCGTCGTGTTGCGCATGTTCGCGTACTGGTAGAGGTTTCGGAATGTGTTCCACTCCATGAAGTTCAGCAGCTGCTCATCGCCGTAGTTGGCGCCAACACTGCTGGCCCTGAAACTGTCTCTCTTCCAGTTCGCAAACGTGGAACCGATTCCCACCTCGGTCGGGGTGTACTGCCACTGCGAGCCGACGGCGTTGAACTGCAGAGGCTGGCGCATGAACTGCCAGTCCTCGTGCGCGGTCTGAACGTCGATCCAGGCAGCGTTGATCCA